CGTTGGTTTAGGTTTCGAAGAGGAACCTAGCTAGACATAAGGACCAGCCCTAATTTAGGGCCTGGGCACTCTATAGTAGCAACAGATTAGGATCATACTTTAGGACCAGATCGTCAACCCATCCCTCGGATAACCTCATAAAGAAGTTACCGTCGTTCTGCGTTATCGACCTCAGCCTGAGTGTATTACCTACTTCTGATTCTGAAAATGAGAAAGCATGCTCACTTTCATCTTCCCCGGCTGTCAACAGGCTATAGTCTGTATCGAACAGGAGATTTGCGTCAAGCCAACATTTGGTTTTCCGAGTTTGACTATACATTAGTATAAACTTAGGAACGCTATCTGAATCCGATAATAAAACGGATACAGGAACGTCCTTGGCGAAAATTGAATTTCGACCTATAAGTCTATTCACAGATAGCCGGCAGAGGTTTAACCCGTATACTGACTTAATTTTCCTATAGAAAGGAAGCGTTTCAAGGTATGAATCCTTGACGTTGTAATTGACCTTGACATAATTTGTTATACGTAGAAAATCCCTTATTGTAGGGTTCCTCGTCTTAACATAAAAGCCTCGGACAAAGGTGCCGTTATTAAAATCGGCGCCACAACTCTCGCGGAACGATGTTTCAATCGAGAACGACTTTTCAGCGTTCAGTTTAAAACCGATTGATTCAAAGAACCGTTCAAATGACTTCCTTGCTCTACTTAAGGCAACAATTAGATCATCGCCGTACGTAGAGACTAAATATGCAATGTGGTTTGGTAATGGAGGCTCACTTAATGTAAAGCCCCACTCTAGTAGAAACGCAACAGTCAAAGCAAAGAATATTAGGGATTCTAACTCAAATGTAAATGAGTAGCCCATAGGGAAGCTACGGTACGTGTACCGTTGCCCCTTCCATTCGAAGCCTAGGCTAGACGACCTCTGCATCATGTCCCAAAGCTTTTGGCAATTGGGTCTGGGCTTGCCCAGCAGAACCTCTTCCAAAATCGGAAAAGTAATTCTATCCGATGCGGATGAAAAGTCGTAAGTATCAAAGAATCCTGTCTTGGATGATAACCAAGCAAGGACTTGATGATCACGTGCGCACGAATCTAGATTATGATTCAAACCACAGGACCTTATGCTCCGATACGCTTTACGTATCCATTCGCCTATACCTTTTTGTTTCGCTTTACGCAAAACGGAAGTTATAGTTATCACCCTATTCTTGTCGATGTTCTTAGGCACTTGGTGAAGTTTATCCCAAGACCATGAAGACAGTACGGCTGTTTGTCGTATCTGTTCAGCGAGAGATGGCTCGAAAAACAATTCGAGATCATCCAGCTCCCCGGCAAGTGACGATAATTTCGCCAATCTGGATTTATATGTGCGTAAGTCACCTTTGTGAGTGACATCGTACTGAAATCAGATTAGCGATGCCCCTGGCCCATAAAAGAAACGGGTTTGGGGTTCGAAGGGTACAGAACTAAGAGCGCGCTCAACAATGTCACCGGCTTTATCAAATATCCGGCGATAGTCGAGTTCCAAAACTTCACCTTCGCGCATGCGCCTAACGAGATCATTCGCTATTTTAAAAGCTTCATCAACTGAAGCCATATAGCTTTTGAATGTTCGGTCGGCGAGCGCGTCGGATTCTGCTTTCGTCTTAGGTGGGATCTTCTTTCGTACTGTATCAGTCTCATAATCGGGATATCTAACGATAATATCTCGGTTTAAGGCATCGCAGTATTCAAGGAACTCATCCAATAAGAAAGTTGGAAGTAGACCATATTGCATGTCTACACCGACGTTTTGGTTTGTGCATTTAATAGCTTTACTTTTAAGCTTATCATACTTCGTTCTGTTCAGTCTCACTACCTGTGGTAGGTCGAAACGTTCCGGAAGATCGTCTTTTACTGATAACATATGTAATATAACTCCCTAGCGACTTAATAAGGTAATGCGCCGTTATCCACAGCATCTGCTATGATTGTGTCGAGTAATAAATTGCTCAACATATATCTAAGTGCAGTTATGTTTGTGGTCGCAGTTTCTTGTGGAAGCGAGAATTGCACCTTACAAAGGGCAAGTTTCGTTGATTTCACACCATTAGGCGAAGTCCATTCAAACGGTAGCGTTAACCGAATTTCGAACTTGCGATTAGTCCCAGAAGTTATCTGGTGTCCAATTGCTTGAATACGAGGTGACAGGTCTATAGATTCGCGTGGATTACTCCAGCGGACATCTAAACCGTCCTTCGACATCGGAACAAAAGTAACGTCAGATTCGTGGTCGTTTACCACGATGTTTTGAATTTGAGCCATAAGCCCTCCAAAAGGAAGTTTAAAG